CATCATGAGGGGTGCAGTTTTTTCGGAAACGAAAAATCTTCAGGGGGGTGCAGATTCTGCGGAAACGAAAAATCTGCGGGGTGCAGTAATTTCGCAAGAAGACGAAAAATCTGCGGCAAATGGCGAAAAATCTGCGGCAAAAGACGAAAAATCTGCACCCTTACAATATATACAACTTAATACAATAGATAATACAACTATATATAAGCGTGATGACGAGCAAAAAAATGACATCAATTTAGATCAATCTCACTCTGTTTTTTCTCATTCACAAGAAAGTGTGAACTGGGGCCAGATCACAGAAAAAATAGAAGCTGAAAAGTTACAGCAAAAAGCAACACATCCAAAGCTGCAACAACTCACTCACGAGCAACAAAGAATCATCTCAGAGAATGTCAGATTCACAGGACATGCAGAGAGAGTCAGAGTTGCACGCAAACTTTTAAACATCAAACTAATCAAAGGCGGATATTATGAGCAGATCTAACAAGCACAACTCAGGTATGCAAAGACTTGGTGACAATCCGGCACTCAATGCACTTCTACACTCAATCAGCAACAGAGAACGATCTGAGCAATCATCTACATCTAATCAACAGCTATTAGACTTTAGACACATCAATGCTGAGAATTTAGAAGCAGAGAATTTAATCTATCAATCATCAGCATTCTATCAAGCAAAGAAATTGCCGTACTGCGGTCGGTGTGATAATGGTTGGGTCGCAACAATCAAAGACGGTTCAAGAGCAAGTGCAAAATGTCAACACTGCCAAATACCCCGGCAGAGACTGCGAAGACTAAACGATCTGAAGTTGCCGGCAGATGCACAAGGCAAGCACTTCGGTATGTATGAATATGATTCACCAGAGCAACAACGCAAAGTGCAATCTCTTCAAAACTGGATGTTGTACGGTGAGCAAGACAGACCACAGTCACCATCAGTGTATATGTATGGCACAGCCGGCAATGGCAAAACTACTCTGCTTTATGCACTAGCAAAATGGGCCGTCTTCAATGATTATCGTGTCATGTTCACATCACACAATCGCACAGTCGATGCAGTCAAGCGATCATTTAACACTAAATCATCAGATGCTTTTCTTGCAAATTGGCTCAATGGTGTTGAGCTATTATTGTTCGATGAACTGTGCGGCATCGGTGGCAAGGCTAATCTCACTGACTGGTACAAAGGCTTTACGAGCGATATGATTGGTGCAATCTATGAAGCGTGGGGATCCGGACAGTTAAGCATTGTGATGACAACTAATCTCACACCACGTGAAGTCTACTTGGCACTTGATCGCAATGATGCAATCATGAGCAGATTGTATCAGATGTTTGGTGAGGCAGTGCAAATGAGAGGCAAGGACAGACGAGCACCAAGTGCAGCACTGAAATCATGGGGAGTGTACTGATGATCGATGAACCAAAATATTTAAATCCCAGATCACTATTTGATTCTGCAATCATCAATGAAGGTTTTCACGTTGTGTATAGTTATGAGAAGGTGCTGAAATTGCTTGTTGATGATTATATTATAGAGATATTAGAAACTACATCATTTAAGCATGCATCTTTGTCAATGATTGAGATCGAAGCAACAAGACGAGCAAGAAAATGGATTGCATATCTCAGTGAAGCTGCTTTCTACAATGTCTATCGTGCTCCGCTCATCAGCCACACATGCTCACAGTGCAATACTGTCATTGTTGGTGAAATCGGATTGTGTCCGGGTACTCAATATCAAAAAAGATGCACAACAGCATTGCATGTTGAATTAAATTAGATTATCTGATTAGTTGAGGCAGTGCACACACTTTTTTAAACACATTGTCAATTGTTTACTGATGGGACGTATTTGAGACTACAGACCATAGCTTTTTTGTGCACTGCCTTCAATTTACTTTATTATGGTATAAACAAATGAAAAGACTCTATCAGAATTGGACCGTACACAACTTACTAGCTCATCCCTTGATGGAACTAGTCTATCTATTGACGTTTGGCAAAGCTGAAAGATTGTGCAACTGGGTGCATGATATAACTATACCAGAGCATAAAGAAGGCAACGGAAGAGGATAAAGACAGCATGCACTAGTAAAATCGCTTTATCTAAATTTTAAAGGTTCTGAGTTTTACTTTATTTATCATGTTTACTTTGTTAATCTCACATCGTTAAAATAGTGAGAGGTAGACAATGAATAAAAAAACAGTAGCGACTAGACTAGATGTAAAAATTCATGCTGAGATAGAGCAAGCATGCATTGAGTTCAATGAGAGCAAATGTGCAATGATTGCTTATCTAATCGAGAGAGGCTTGCATGAATATCGAACAGCTAAAACGAGAGATCAAAACTGCAGAAACATACTACAAGTTCTGGGATTGCAACAGGCATCTACCAACGGCAGCACAAACGGCTGACTTTTTCGCATCACGACTAAATGAACTCAGGAGCAAACTAAATGAGTATGAGCAAAAGTCTCAACAGAATCACACTGATCGGCAACGTCGGGAAACAACCAGAGTTAAAGACTACTAAACAAGGTCTGCAGTTTTTAACGTTCTCACTCGCAACTACAGAGAACTATCAAGACAGCACAACGCATGAATGGAAAAAAGACACGCAATGGCACATCATTAAAATTTGGAGCAATGCACAATTTGCTGCAGACAAAATTGGCAAAGGCGATCTGGTCTGTGTCGAAGGCAAACTGACTAGCTATGAGTATGAAGGCCGAAGACTTTGGGAGGTGAAGTCGATCACTTGGCGAAATCTCACAACAAAGCAAAATGATGATTATGTATCGAGTAATGAACTATTGCCACCGGATGAAAAACAATCTTTTAGTGCTTGGAAATAATTCAATCACCGGGCCATCGTTAAATAGCCCGGTGACTAAACAGGAAATATGAATGAGAGTAATATAACACAATGAGCAACACTGACAACATGAAAAAAAGTAGCAACCAACTCTATCATAAATTTGAAAGATACTTTCTCACACATCTTAAGACGGTCGGCAGTTATACAGATCAACTTGATCCACATCTCAATGCAGACAGCATCAAAGCGATTTGTGATTTAATTGAACCGGTCTCACTCAGAAGAGACAGAGAACCATCGAAGCTCTACAGTCTATCTGTTGTATGTGATATTGTTGAGCATGATAGCAATCACAACCCGACTGCACTTGTAGAGATCAAGTGTCATAAGCAATTCAGAACCAGATCAGCACTCGGTGATGTTTTGTATAGGATGAGAGATCCACAAAGCAACTGCATCTCTAAAAATCTCAAGATGCTTTATGAGTCTCAATTGCCATATTGCTTAATAGTTGGTCATTACACTACAGATGAGCAAGCGGTTAATTTGCATGAAGTGAGCAATCCGCAAGACTACATGAGCAGTTTAACTGTGATAGTCGGTCATAAATCTTTTTTTGTGATGCAAAACATGACTGTTGACGAATTTTGGAAAACATCAGGCATCAACAGCATTGCACAGCTAGCTCATACATTGTTAACGAGCAATCATTGCACTATCTATGATTATTACAAATTTATAGCACTCAAAGATGATGCAAGTTTAGATACTGTCCTTTTTGATGCAGATCATTATGATGCATTGCTTAATGAAGTAAACAATAGAGCAAGCATTAAGCTATTTAATACCAGTGCAACATTGAAAGATCTAATGCAATGTATAGCAGAAGAAATCTTTCATTTGAGCAATTATGCAAACAAAATGCAGAATCAATTTGCATTATTAGTTGAGTGTATCAGATCAAAAGAGAATGAGCAGCAAGCGATTGCTGAATATCTCAAAGCTAAAACACAGTTAGATAAAGAGTATCACTAATGAAATACATTTATAATGATAAAGTCGGTTTTGTTGAGCTAATAGATTACATGGGTAGTGATCTCAGTGTTGTAAATGCTGCCAGAGTATCGTTTAACAATGATAATCCGGATCAAGAAAGTTTGTCTGATAAAGATCAGAGATTAATCAGCTATCTAGCAAGCCACCAACATTCATCACCATTTGAGCACATTACTGCCACATTCAGAATCAAAGTGCCGTTGTTTATTAGATCGCAGATCATGCGTCATCGAACATTCAGCTATAACGAGCAAAGCAGACGCTACACAAGTGAGCATGTTGAAATTTGGTATCCTGATGAATGGCGAGGACAAAGCAATCTAGATCTGCAATGCTCAAGTGGTGTCATCACTGATTCAACTATTGATGAGATGTATCAAAACGCACTGGCAGTCTCATTCAGAGTTTATCTGTCAATGCTTGAGCGTGGCATTGCAAGAGAGCAAGCGAGAGCAGTCTTGCCACAAGGATGCTACACGACGTTCTATATGACCGGCAATCTGCACAATTGGGTGCACTTTCTAAAGTTAAGATTAGATGGTCATGCACAGCCAGAGGTCAGAGTAGTTGCAAAGGCAATCAGAGACAAATTGAGTGAGCTATTTCCTGTGAGCATTAATGCTCTGCTTTATAAATGATACAAAAATGACCAACCAACACGCGCGAGATTAAGCAAGATGAAGCAACATGATGCAAGTTTAATACTATCAAAGCTAAAACAGATACTAGTTACTAATGCTTGTGATGATTTGAGATCAGAAAGCATTGATTTGTATAATCATATCGAAGCAACTTTATTATCTGCATTGAGAGAACACTATGAGCATGCCAAGCAAGAAGAAACCAAAGACAATAGAGCTGATACTAGCAAACTTGCGAGAAGGTCTGACTAAAGAAGTTGCATGTAGTCAAGCCGGTATTACTCGCATGACTTTGCACCGATGGTGTGAGGAGGATGAAGAGTTAGCACTTGATGTGCAAGCTGCTATTGATGTCTCACAAGCTGTGTTGATTAAAGCGGTGACAAGTGCAGCGTTTACCGATTGGAGAGCGGCTGCTTGGATGCTTGAGCGAAGATGGCCCGGTGACTTTGCTGCAAAACGTGATGTTGAGGTCAGTGTCAACAATAAATCAGACGGCACAGATGTGGTTGTTGGTATGATTGCACAAGCTCAAGCACTGTTAATAAGTGGAGGCGTGGAGGATCAAGCCACGCCTCCGGCATCTAACAAGCAACTACTAGATGAAACTGAATAGTAACAGATATGAATTTGCAACTCAATGATCTACAGCAAGCCATCATTGCTCGTATCATGCGACAAGATGAGGTGATCTCTGCTCGATGCGGTTGGGGCAGTGGCAAAACATCTGCACTGGTATTCTCTTTGCTGATGGTCAGCAAGTGGCGACGTGGTTGCTCATCATTGCTCATCACTGATACTGCACCAAGATATAACTCTGTTCTAATGCCTGAAATTAGCAAGTGGCTTGAGCCTTTGGGATGGACATACAATCATACTTTGCGACTGTGGACAGATACGCACACAGGATCAACAGTATGGTGCAGATCATACTTTAGACCTGGCACAAGAGAAGCAACGCACAATCCGCTAGAGGGATTGAATATCACAAGCGGTGTCTGCTTGATAGATGAATGTCAAACACTCACAGCAGAAGTTGCACATAAAGCACTTGGCCGATTGAGAGCAGGGCCGTCACCGATCATGATCTTGGTTGGTCTACCGGTTGCAGATGCGTGGTGGTGCTCGATGGCAGAGCAAGCCGGTTATGATCCGCTATTGTTCACTAGCTATGTGAATGAAGCAAATTTATCTGATGCATGGTTTGAGGCAACCAAATTGCTCCCACAAGCAGAACGTGAAGCAATGGTGATGAATAAACCGGCACCACCAACCGGCCTTGTTTATAATGAGTTTACAGAAAGTCACGTCATAGACAATTGGCAATACAAGCCAAGTATGCTCGGTAGAATAGCGATTGACTGGGGATTTAGAAAACCATCGGTGCTCATCATGTGCTACGATGAAGAGTTAGAGGCAACAGTCATTTGTCATGAGATCAATCCAGCCGAAGTGACAACGCAACAACTTGCTCAACTCATTCTATCTATTGCGTGGCCCAGATCACTACAAGCACAAGCACCATCTGCACGAATTTGGCTTGATGATGGTGTAGCAGACAAGGCCGGCAAAGCGAGAAACGATCAGACCGGTGCAAGTGCATTTAGAGCAATGAGAGCAGACATCAACTCAGGCGGCATTGGCATGCATCTTCGCAATACATCTGACCCAATTAGAGTTGACATTCTGAATGGTATTCAGAGACTAAAACGAGCTTTCAGCAGCAGAAAGTATCTCATCACAAAACAGGTGTGGGAACGTGGTGAGAAAGCCAGAAATAACAGCATTAGAAAAGCATTGCTTAGCTATAGCTGGGATAAAAACGAACAGCCGAAAAAAGATGGTCGAGAGGATCCGCTCGATGCACTACGCTATGACTGCATCATGTTTAATTGGCATGATACTGCTGTTGATCGTAGACAATACACAGCTAGAAAAAGCGGTGCAAATAGTGGTAATAATAACAGACGCAAGGTGCGAATAGGTGGTGGATCAGTTCAATCGTTTTAAATCGGAGTCGACAAAATGGAGTTCACAGAGCGTTATCTAGCCATAGTGTTACTCGATTTGATTGGCTCAACTGCATTTGTGCAGTCAGTTGGTGCAATGCGTGGTGCAAAGTGGTTGCAGTATCACGATAGGCTTGCACGATCATTAGTGTATAAATTTGATGGCAGAGAAATAGATAGATCAGACGGTTTTTTGCTGAGCTTTGAGCGACCGATTGATGCAGTCAATTTTGCTCTGCACTATCAGCACAGTGTGCCACCAAAAACAAAGCTCAATGCTAGAATTGGCATTCACTTCGGCAAAATCGTTGAAGTCAAGCAAGATGAATTGATGACTCTTGGTGGTGCAAAAGCGATAGAGTTGGAAGGTCTGAGTAAAAACATAGCAGCACGAGCAATGAGCTTGTGTGGTGCCGGTCAAGTATTACTCACAGCACAAGCAATGAAAGCAGTTAAGCATCGCACTAATTCATTCACACCAAAGGGCACACGTTATGCACTGGCCGGTGAATATAGATTTAAAGGGGTGCGAGAGACACAGATCATCTATACAGTCGGCAACACAATTGAAAGTTTGCAACCACCAAAAGGCAGTGACAAAGTCAAGAAAGTTGCTGGGCCAAAAAAGATCAAGTCAAGAGCAAGAGATAGAAAGCTCAGAGAGTGGTTGTGGTGGTTTCTTACTCGCAATGCTATTTTCAATGTCTGTTATTGTTGCTATATGGTTTGGCCTGTTATCACATCAAAGCATGCAAGAT